GAGTCGCACACCACGGAAGGTCCGATGTCTTTGACTGGCATCCCAATGAATTTGAATGGACCACCTGGCGCAATTCTGCCCCCACCAATACCAGTAACGGGAGTATAACTGTGGGATTAGCATTGCCGGTTGTACGAATGGGAATTGATATATGTAGCGGACACCCCGCAGGACCAACATTTTTTCCTCCGCGCCCAACAATCACGGGATCGCCAGATGTGTATGTGGATGGTATCCCAGTGGTTCGAATGGGGATAGATGTCTGGGCCCCACACACCAATATCATCAGTGTGCATCCAGGCACTGGGGTTGGGGGTTCTACAACCGTATTTTGTAACGGAGCACCAGTGATGCGTATAGGAGACCCCATTGATTGTGGCTCCGTGGCTGCGATGGGTTCGGGCACAGTCTTTTGTGGATAAGGAGTTACCATGGCTTTCAACTTAGACTTCTCTCACATTCCATCGGGGTTGGAACTTCCAGTCCTTCCGGTGAGTATTCCAACTGGCGCAACTGATATCACTAAAACTCTGGTGGATAAGATGACTTCAGATCCTGGAGTATTGATGTCAAACCCAATGACAAATTCAGTGAACTTCCTGGGTGACAGCGTTAAACGATTGGAAACGAGTATGAGCAACATTGCATCGGGAGCAGTCACTAACCCAAGTATCTCCCAGGTTCAAGCACAGAACTACCTTTCCGTTGATTCACTGAACGATGTTCGTACATCGATGGGAAATTTCATGATGCACACGGATAGGCTTTCTGGATTACTCAAAAGTCAGGGCATCCAAGCCCCAGGACTTCAGCAGATTCTTTCGATTGGGACACAAATGCAAAACATGATGACTCTTTTGGAAGCGGGAGCGGGATGCCTCCCTGTAATTGGCGGTGCTACCGGTCTTTTCTCTCAGGAGACCTTCAATGGGTTCACCAGAGACGTAGAGGGGGTTCTTTCGAGACTTGAGCGTGGTGCGGCCACTATTGCAGATATCACAAGCACCATTGTGGGGGTGTCGAATCTGATACGAGGTATTGCCGACAAAGACAGTCAATTTCTACAAAATTGTGTTAATCAATTACAATCGGCCTCGGTAGGTCTTATCATGGAAGCCATTAACACCAATCCCTGTGGGCACTTCCTATTTGATACTATATCGAACAAAAACCCAGGTGGACTGCTCAATGTATTGAGTAAGCCCATCGTCAAACAATAGTATATAAATAGGAACATGGCCATAACCACGGTTTATCAAGACTTTACTTTAGATTTTATTATCCACCCAGTCCGCAAGGATCTGGTACTAAGGACCAATGCAGACTCGGTGATTGCGGCTATTGTAAATTTGCTCATGACGAACCACTATGATGTTCCGTTCCACCCTGAGATCGGATGTAATATCCGAAAGCTTCTCTTTGAAAATGTGTCGGACTTCACGGCCAGAGACATATCACGATTTATCGAGGAAACTATCAATAACTTTGAACCAAGAGCAACGATCATATCCCTGGTAGTGACCCCAGACGAAGAGAACAATGCTTATAACGTGACGATCACGGTTTCAATTAACACTTCTCCTGATCCATTCGTAGTGAACCTGATACTGGAAAGGGTCCGTTAAATGTCAGATCAACTTATTATCGCAGACTTAGAATTTGAGAATATTAAAAATAATCTCAAGCAATTTCTCAGCACACAAACAACATTTCTCGATTACAATTTCGAGGGGTCGTCACTCGCTATTTTGATAAACCTGCTAGCGTACAATACCTATTATAACGGCTTCTATATGAACATGTTGGCAAATGAACTGTTTATTGATTCAGCGCAAGTTCGCAACTCACTCTTATCACACTCAAAATCATTGAACTATACCCCCGTATCACGCAGAGCCGCCACAGCAACCGTCAATATTTTAGTGACCCCTCCAGGAGGAAATACTCAGGCAGTGTTGACCTTGGATCGGTTTAGTGAATTTCAATCTCAGGCGATTGATGGAATTAACTATTCATTCGTAACCATCGGTGCACAAACTGTCTATAAGGAAAATGGGGCATTTCCATTCTCTGCTGTCCAACTCAAAGAGGGCACCCCAGAGATTGCAACATTTACTTACAATGCACTAAGCAACCCAGCGTCACGATTTGAACTTCCCAACGACGATATCGACACCAGTACCCTCCTAGTCACGGTGCAAGTTTCTGGCGGCAATACTTCATCGAAAGTTTTTGAATTGTCTACGGATATTACTGCCTCAGATTCTAATACTGCGGTATATTATTTGAGCCCATCCAAGAGCAATAAGTATCAACTTACTTTTGGAGATGGATCGATTTCAAAAGCACTATCTAATGGAAATATTGTGATTGCTAGTTACTTATCCACTACCGGACTGAATGCCAACAAAGCCAATTCGTTTGCAACAGGTTCCATTGGAGGATTCTCAAACGTCATCATTACTCCGATCACATCTGCGGCAGGTGGAGGGGAGCGAGAAACTGATGATTCAATTCGTGCGCTGGCGGCACTAAGTTACACTTCACAGGGTCGTGCCGTATCTGTCAAAGATTTTGAGGCGCTCCTAAAGGCGTCATATACAGACATTCAAAGTATTTTCGTGTGGGGAGGGGAAGATAATAACCCACCAGTCTATGGAAAGGTGTTTGTCTCAATTGCTCCAAAAGTTGGAGTTATTATCAATGATGCAGAAAAAGTCAGAATTGCTACGGAAATTTTAGCACCCATTGGCATTCTCACTATCACACCGGTTTTGGTTGATCCTGATTACGTGTATCTCAAATTTGAAACCACCGTGGAAGTGGATGGGAAATTGACACTCTTGACTGAGCCGCAAATTGCCAGCACGGTGCGAACGGCGATAGTGAATTACACCGATGCAACCTTTAATCAATTTGGGACTATCTTTACGATTTCAAAATTTAGTAGAGCAGTTGATGATTCGTTGAGTGCAATCATTGGTTCAGATACTGTCGTGCGTCTGGAGAAGCGATTCGTTCCGACTCTTAATGTCCTATCCACCTATGTGGTAAACTTTTCAACAGAACTACACCATGCTCCCATTCAGAGTGCTCTCAAGTCCACGGCATTTATCGTGAAGGATTCCACAACTGTCTCCCGCACTGCCTATTTGGAAGAAGTATTTAATTCCTCTACGGGGGTGGATTCCATCACTATCACGAATCCTGGATACAACTATACCCAAGCACCAACCGTGACGATTACTGGCGATGGGCTGGGGGCAACGGCAGTAGCCACAATTGTCAATGGACGCATTGATACAATTACGGTGGTGAAACGAGGCACGTCTTATACCTCTGCGATTGTGACTATTACTGGTGGGGGTGGATCGGCGGGTGAAGCTTCGGCTGTTGTGCAATCGAAGTTTGGAACTTTACGACTATTTTATTATAATAGCAACTCAGAGAAAGTTGATATCAACCCAGAGATTGGTACGATTAACTATATTACTGGAGAGGTATTAATTTCAAACTTGAAGGTGGTGAGTTCTTTGACTGATTCCGGCGACATTCGACTCAGCGTTGAACCAGAAGCCTCCATTATTCAAACACAACAGAACCAACTCCTCTTGATGGATTCCAATGATGCGAGTGCAATCAACATTTCCGTTATCATGCGGTAACTTTTATGGCTAATACATTAAGTCTCCTCGTTAGACAGCAACTACCAGAATTCATAAGATCGGATTACGATACCTTCGTGACGTTCATTGAGGCATATTATGCGTGGATGGATCAAACCGGCAACACCATTGATCTCGCAAAGAATATGCCATCCTATATCGACTTGGACACCACACTAACGGCTTTCGTCACATATTTCATGAAGCAATTTCTCCCCCTCTTTCCACCGGATCGGTTGAGCAATCCCACATTTTTCATCCAACACGCGAAAGAATTCTATCGCACAAAGGGTACCGCAAAATCGATTCGACTTCTGTTTCGATTACTCTATGGCCAAGACATAGATATATTTTATCCCAAGGATAGTATATTGCGAGCTTCAACGAGTGGGTGGATTAATATACCCACATTACGATTAGATCCCACTATGTGGACGATTCAATATGGCGATGGAATCACCACTCGCTTTCGTGCGCTAGATACCTCCATTGGAGTTACCCCCACAGTGTATTTCAATGGTGTATTACAACCCTCTGGATACAATCACTCCCCCAATGAACCATGGATCATTTTCACTGTGGCCCCAACCGCAGGCGTAGAAATAAAAGTGACCTATGTTGGAGAAGAACTCACGGATTTGTTCAATACCAACAGAATCGTCGTGAAATTAATCGGGCAGACATCTGGTGCCTCAGTCATCACTGAAACACTTCAACGGGTGATTGTTGATACAATCACACAATTGGATATGCAGATTTCTTCCCCCAGGGGCAAGTTTACACAGTATGAAGTAGTAAAGGGAAATTGGGTCTATGACATTGCTACTGGCGATTCAATAAACATCTATGGAAGATTGGTGTCTTATCTTTCTGATATCATAATCACCGATGGTGGATTGTCCTATAATGTGGGAGATACGGTGGTCATCACTGGTGGATCTCCTGCTAATGCAGCCACCGCGATTGTGGATTCTATCTTTTCGGCTCTCATTTCAAATATTACAATAGTCACTGGCGGGGCTGGATATCAGCCAGGGCAAACCACCCACATTTCTTCTACCCCTAATACGGGATTAAATGTATTCGTGTCATCGGTGAATACTTCTGGAATTATCCATCCTAACTCCTATCCCATAAACCAAGACGTGATATCTCTGTGGGGTAACACGGTCATGTCAGACCCCAATTTTTATTTTACTCCTGGGGTTTCTGAGAATGTCAATACCCTCATGTCGATTGCCTTTACGGATTTTATAGTAGGAAAACACCCCATTGAACGATTGGGTCCTATCACAGGAGTCACGATCACGAGCAGCACGGCAGTCTTCAACCCAGCCCCAACATTGGTGGTTGATCCATTGATTATCTATGTCACGGGGAATACGGCAAATGGCAACGTAGCCACGGCGAACGTACCCATTGACTATTTTGGCATCATGGGGAAGCTCAATGTTCAATTTGGTGGATCGGGATATCAGGTGGGGGATGAAGTTTCCTTTGAGAATATCCCTGGAGTGGGAATTGGTATTGGTGGAGCGGCAGAAGTTACCGATATTCATGCTGCGAATTCGGGAATCAAGAGAATTGAGTTTCGTCCTTCACGATTAACAGGTACCGTTACTGTGAACACTGCGGTGTCTAATACCCAAGTTGTGGGGGTGGGGACATTCTTCACCACCGAACTTTTGGTAAATGATCGTATAGAAATTAATAGCAAATCGACTTACGTGTCCACGATCATCAATGCCACACACTTAACAGTGAATACTGCATTCACACACAATTCCACAAATCGAGCATTGGGTATCTATGGGCGCTATTTCATTGGTGGAATGAATTATCGAGCAGAAGCCATGCCGATTGTGCACGTCACATCTGGAAATCCTGTCGCAACGGGAGCTAATGTGGTGGTAGAATTGCTTCTCACCAGTGGTGCGAGTTTTCTCTTAGAACCGCAAACGAAAGAACCGGTGGGTAAGATCAGAACGATTAAAATCACAAATCATGGCTATGGTTATCAGTCACCCCCAGTTATCAATCTCATGGGAAGTGGTAATGGAAAGGCTAACGCGGTGGCAGTTATGTTGAGTAACCTGTTCACTATTCCTGGGAGATTTCGAACCACTGAGGGATTTCTCAGTTCGGATCAGAAACTTCAGAGTGATGGATATTTTACTACCTTTTCTTATGTCTTGCGGTCTCAAACTGCCTTAAATACTTACAAATCAATCCTCAAAGATTTGGCACACCCCGCTGGTATGCGATTGTGGGGAGAGTATATGATTGAAGAAAATGTTTCGAGAAGTCCAATTTCAATGGCCAGCCTACCAGAAGAACTTTTGTTGGATACTATTGTGGATAATTTCAATCGTGCGGATGAAGGAAACGGCATGGTCACAGGATGGATTAATAATGATTTTGCTTACCCAAATACCTGGATTCTCCAAACCAACACGCTTCAAACCGCAAACAATGGATTCTTCACATCGAAAGAAGTGATGATTTGGGATAGCGATTTGGGCACAACCGATCAACAAGTCTCTATGTTGATAAAGGGGTTGAGTACAGATACTGGACAAGATGGGTTCTTTGCACTCATATCCGGTATTGATGGAAGTGGGAATTTTAATGGAGTGGATCATGTGGAACTTCGTATCCAGAATACTTTGGTAGATTCTCAGTGGGGGTTGTTTTCATATGGTTCAATGGGAGGAATTACAGAAATTAATTATCTTCTCACGGGCCGACCAGTTCAAGTCGGAGATCGCGTGACACTTGATAATCGAGGAGATGTGTATAACCTCTATCTCAATCAAATATTAGTCGTTTCGGTTCCACTAACATTTGGACAAGTGGTCGCAAAGGGTAATTATTGTGGAGTGTATGGGCAAGTGTTCCCAAACAGTCCATCATCGTTACCGTGGATACTAGATGATTTCATTGCAGGTCCAGCACAAAGCATATAAATAAGAGACTATGGGGAAACACTATGTCAAATTCGATTTCTCGTCGCCTCGGATACGAGGGGGCCTATAACTTCTTCAATAGTTTTATCACCGCTTCGGCGGATGCGATTGTTGGATACGTCATGCTCGGTCGTAACATTGCTTGGGATGCCAATGATGCTGTGCCAGCGATTTATGATACTGAAAACACTCTATTTAATACCTACAATAATTTTCTTGGTGGCAAGAAGATCACTGGAAACGATGTACAGCCGGTTATTCCTCGTGTTAATTGGTCTGCCAATATCGTCTGGACAGCATACGATGATGCCAGCAACACATTATTTTCATCGAGTAATGCCATGTATGCGTATGCTTCCGGTGGCAACGTCTACAAGTGTCTCAATAATGCAAATGGTGCCTATTCTACGATTGAACCAGCGAACAACTACACGAGTGCCAACGGATTCACCTCACCTGGTGATGGTTATCTCTGGAAGTATA